TATTTTTCCTATTTTCCAAATGTATATGTTGGTGAAGGCGTAACCTCTAATGAGGGGTTCAAATATCGTCTCACAAAAAACATATTTCGTAGAGTTAAAGCAAGAGATGACTTAGATCGATATGTTTCATCTTTTGAAGCATATTCTATTCGAGATGGAGAAAGTCCTTCATACCTCGCAAATCGCCTATTTGGAGATCCTTTCTTAGATTGGATTATTCTTCTCGCTAATAATATTACAGATTTCTACACTCAGTGGCCAAAATCTGAAGATAATCTGCAAAAATTTGTATCAGAATCATATTCGGATCCTGATTCTATTCATCATTATGAAACAAATGAAATTATGTACGAAGATATCGTTTACATTAAAAAGGGTATTGACGTAAATGCTGGTTTTAGAGCTACCATGCCCGATGGTTCAATCAAAACTGAAGAAGAGTCTAGATATCCTGTATCAAACTATGAGTATGAAAATTACCTGAACGAACAAAAAAGATTAATTGGAATTCCTAATGGAATTATGGTTGATCTCATGCAAGAAGAGATGTCTTCTCTTCTTGAGTATCAATTACATTCTGAAGTTGATAAATTTGGAAATAAGAAAACAGAAATGAGTATGGCATCTAGATTTATTACTAATGACACTAGCGTCACTGGTAGTGGAAGTCGTACAATTGCTAATAATGATGTTGTGACCTCATTTGATAATGGTCCTAGTGCATCAGGCACTACGTTAGCAAGTGTAGCAGGTACAGTAAGTTCTACAGCAGCAGCAACAGTGACAACTACTACAACAACGTCTGCCTCCAGTAGTAGTTCTAGTTCCTCCAGTAGTTCAGGTTCTAGTGGTGGAGGATATGGAGGATACTAATTCCGAAGATTATATAAACATAGACATATCAAAAGACGGACTGTACTTAACATACAAGTCCGTCTGTTTTTATCTTGAGAAATGGCCAGGTGGTGATTCGTTTGAGCAACAAGCATTAATGTCACTAAAAGAGAATCTTCTTAGGATTGTGTTAGAACAACAGTTCAGAAAACCCTAGAGACCGAAAAATTGGCGGGGATTTTTTGCCCCGTTTCAGGGAATCAAAAGTTGAATTTGGTTTTACCCTCCATCGACTTGACATCCTACCAGTGCTCCACCGACAATGCCAAGAGGGATCGCCCAGAGGCGTCCTTCTTTACGAGATAGAGCAGCACCTGCACCACCACCAGCAATGCCACCTAGGATTGAACCTTCGATGCAAGAATTGTCATCAGTATTGTGTCTCCTAGGAGCATCATCACGACGATAGACTTCACGATTACAAGGAACTTCTACTCGCTCTTTATATGATGAGACATATCCAGGAGAATTAGATGTTCCAGGAATATACTCTTCACGGTATTCATTACGATAGCATCTGTTCTCTGAAGCATATCCTCTTTGAGAATTATATGCTTGACGGTTGCTTCGGTCACCAATACTCTCTGCACTAACAGGCAGAGCAGAGAGTAGCATCATTGTAGCGAGTACAAGTTTCATCAATCATCCTCAGCAAGTTTAGCGAAGTAAGACAGAGTGTCATCTTCGTCAGCAACAGGAGAGGCAGCGACTGCTTTTTGACGGAAGTCAGAAACTTCTTTGCCCCAGTTTTCTACTGGTTCAGGTTTGGCAAACACTTCCTCTTCATCCTCACGAATGGTAGGAGCAGATGCATTAGAAGTCTTACCGAGAACCAGACTCAAGCGTGCTTGTAGTTGCTCGTAGGACTTGAAGTTCTTAGTGTCTTCAAACTCTGCAAGGGAGTATCCTTCATTCCAGATACCTTCCAGTTTGTCATCATCAAAGTTACCAAGAGTGCTAGGTGAAGCAAACTCAGACTTGTCATAGTTCCAGTAACCTTCGACCTTACGGATCTTCAGTTTGAAGTCAGCACCTTTCCAGAAGTTGAATGGATCGATAGGTGATTCATCAACGAATGCAGGTTGCATTGCTTCAGTCAGTTTGTCAAAGATTTTCTTGCCAAACTTATAAAGGAATACACGACCTTCGTTCTCAGGATGAGCAGGATCACTCACAACATAGATGTTGGAGTAGTAAGAGAGTTTACGTTTCTGAGCACGAGCGATCTCTTTATCGCTATCATTACCACTGTTCCAGAGTTGGCGATTCATTTCACCGACAGGATCATCCTTACCAAGAGTGGTGAGTGAGTTCTCGATGTACCATTGTCCACCAGGACCTTTGAATGCGTGACTCCAGACCTTTGCCCAAGGCATCTCTTCTCCATCAGGAGCAGGCAGGAATCGGATAACAGCATAACCATTGCCAGACTTATCCATTTCTGGTTTCCAGAAACGTTCGTCAGCAGAAGAACCAGCAGCAGGCTGATTCAGTTTTTCAATCTCTCGTGTCAGTTTAGCAAAGGTGTCTCCCTTGCTGGACGCTTTTTTGAGACTTGCGAAAGACATTTAGTATTCTCCGTATTGAATGTGTGTAGTTGGATTGTTTGCTACTGGGTTATCGTAGCATACTATGTATCATGTGTCAAGTTCCCTCTGTGCCGCTTGTTCAAGTGTCTCGAACATGGCATCCATGCATTCCCCAAGGTCACGATACCCAAACGCTTGAGACAGTGCATTAATCCTGGTCTTCATGTCTGATGCCTCAGGATCTTCTGATGAAGCAAGACACAATCGACCATAGAAATTCTTCTGCTTGTCGATAAGGACTTTGCAATCTTCAATATGGTCTAATCGTTCTTCTCTATCCATCTTTCCTAGTTGGGAAGTCATAGATGCAACTTCCTGATAAGTTTCAAAGATGTCTTGTAAATTTGTTTGTACTTGTTCCGATTTAAAAAAACTCATAGTTTCGTTCTAATGACTGACAATATTTCTACTCTGTATTTGCTGCAATCAACTTTTAAAAATGGTTGATACTTCAGTACTCTTCTACGAGTCTCTTTCCAAATAGGATCCTTTAGTTTTTTATCAAATGCTTTGACATATCCTAGGCAAGTTTCAAATACAACGAGTGTTTCTAGTGTTATCTCCCCTGAAAGATAATGTTTAAGGAGTGGAGGGTGACTACCTTCTTTTACTTCAAAGATCTTATCAAACTTATCTTGATACGGGGATTCAAAATATGTTAGTAGAAGATGCACATCCTGTTTAAATTTATACGAGAACGACTCCTGATTAATTCTCCACCTTTCGTAGTTACCGTCATTAAATGATCTGATATATCCTTTAGGATTATCCATAAAATTAGCGACAAAGTAATCTAGGATTTTACTCCTGTCATACTTTGTCGCTAGTTTTTTAAAGAAATAGCGGTCGCGACGTTCTTCAAATGATTTCTCAGAGGCAGAAACTTTGCCTTTATACTTTATAAAATCATATGAGTCTTTGGTGAAGTGCATTTTTAATGCAAGATACATTTGATACACTTCAAATCCAGTCACAGTGGCAATACTCCTTTAGATCGTTTCTTCATATAGTTTAAACGTTCTGCTTCATGTCGCAGACGTTCTTTGAGGGGTTTAGACATCAACTTAGGGACGGTCTCTATTTCAATTTCATTCTCTTGGCAGTAAGTTACTACTGCTTCAATGTATGAAATCAAACCATCACTCCTTTTAACTAACCTCTCGATTTCTTGAGAGAATTTAATGGGAGTAAGAAACTTATCGTCTCCTTGGTCTTTAGGCATAAGTTCTTCCCCTAACAAATTCTTCAATGTAGGACTTGAGTAATTGTAAATAGTCATCAAGATTGTACTTCTCAAACACTTGAATAGTTCCTTCTTCGGTGGCGATAAGTGTGACAATTTTCTTTACCTCTAAACCAGATCTTTCTAGGAACATTGCTGCGTATGCAGTCTCTTGAACAAAATAGTTCTCGATGTAGGATTCCTTTTTTTCTTTAGTTGAAGTTTTAAAATCGATTACTGCCAACTCACCATCGAATTCAGCAATGCAGTCAACTCGACCCGCTAAACCTAAGTAATGCGAATACAAAAATGTCTCTAGACAATGGATATTGTCTATTCGATCTAGCGTAGACTTTGCTGATTGAAACATTCTAACAGACAATGGGTTATTTGTCATGTATTGTTCCAAATTTAATACACCTTTGATATAATCTTCGGTGATGCTATGAAAGGCAGTGCCTCTCTGTGTTGCTCTAGCGGTAATACGATTCGCTTCAGTTTCACCAATTTTCTTGCGCCATTTTTTAAAAAAGTCTGCGCTCTTATACGATGTGATTGAAGTAACACTCGGATAGTATTTATCAGCACCAGGGATGGGATAAAATCTAACTCCATTATCATTCACAGCTTCGACCTCAACATGTTCGTTGAGTTCGACATCAATAAAATTAAACATTAGAAACCAAGATTATATTTTGTAAGTAGATATGACTTAACTAAACCCGAGCGAACGATATCATCAATACCAAACTCAACGCAAGTAAACTCACGCATCTGCTGAAGGATGTTAATGAAATCTGATACTCCATTCTTTTCGTTACTCTTAACCAAATCAGATTGAGTAATGTCACCACAGAACATGATCTTAGAATCTTCACCAACACGAGTAATCATTGAATCTAATTCATGAAAGTTAAGATTCGAGAACTCATCGACAATAACAATGGCATTGTCAAGAGTAACTCCACGGATAAAAGAAGTAGACCAAAATGAAATAGTCTCTTGCGCT